ACAATCGCCAAGATGCCTAAGGGAATTATCCGTTACAACTTCACCTAAGAAATAACCCTAATAGTCGGTGGGCGATTAGCCCTTTCGCCCACCGACCCCTACTAAGTAAGGAGTATCCGATGCCAGCTAGTTACGTTACCGTAGCCGAGCTACGTGCCAATTTAGGTATCGGTTCTCTTTACTCAGATAGTACGGTCGAGGAGTGTTGCCAAGCTGCACAGGATCAAATTAACAGTTTCCTTTGGTTTGATTCTGCGCCAGTCGTGGGGACTGCATTGGTAAGCAACGTTGCCACCGTAATGTTGGCCAACCCCGGTTTATTTACCGTTGGAGAATCGGTGACTATTGCCGGGGCTGGCTCTACATTTAACGGCACTTACACAATTACTGCCACGTTGCCATTTAGCACAGGCACTACAAATTTATTGCCAGCATTTAATATGCAGTTAAATTATTACCAGCAACCACAGGGTTATAGTTTTATTCAGTTTGCTAAGACTGCAGCCGATCAAAACTTTAGGCGCGTAGTACCATCAGGCACAGCTACAGGCGAGGATACAAAGACAGCCACCTACGTCAATACAGCAAGCGTTAGACAAAGTGCGATGATTTTGGCAGTAGATATTTGGCAGGCTCGCCAGGTATCCCAGACAGGCGGCGTGGGACTTGATGGCTTTAGCCCATCGCCCTACCGCATGGGCAACAGCATGATAGGCAAGATACGCGGCCTACTAGCCCCGTACCAGAGTCCGAATAGCATGGTGGGGTAAATGCCTACCGCTGCAATTACCACGCTGCGTAGCACCATCGCAACGGCTTTAACCAATAACGGCGTCTGGTCGGTATTCGCATACCCACCTGCAACCATCCTGGCTAACAGCTGCGTAGTAATCCCAGCCGATCCATACCTAACGCCCAGCAATAACAGCCAGATAACTATTTCACCGCTGGCTAATTTTAAGATTTTGCTAACCGTGCCTATGTTTGACAACCAGGGCAACCTGCAGGGCATTGAGGATTTTATCGTTGCGGCTTATACAAAACTAGCTGCATCTAATCTTGTATTTAATATAACTAGCGTTAGCGCGCCCGGCGTATTAAATGCAGATAGCGGCGATCTATTAACAGCCGAATTTAATATAACCATACTAACGAGCTGGAGTTAAACCATGAGTAACGAATCCGATCTAGCTTGGCTTATTAAAATTGGCCAAGTGAAAGAAAACGCAGCACCATCTAAAGCCACTACTAAAACAGACGAGGAATAAACAAAATGGCAATTTATTTAAATAATAATGTTGGCGTTAAACTTGCCACAGCGGCCGCGCCAACAGTACCTAGCATTGATATATCAAGTTATGTAACAGCGGTAACACTTACTCAAACTTTTGATGAGCTTGAGGTCACAGCGATGGGCGATCTTTCCAGACGTTACGTTTCTGGATTACAAGCTGCAAATTTTTCAATCGACTTTTTCAACGACTGGGCATCATCTCAGGTTATGCAGACACTAAACGCAGCAGCAGGTCAAACTTTAGCTGTATCTATGATTACTAAAAAAGGTACTGCTGTAGGTGCTGATAATCCTACATACCAATTTAATATTTTGGTAAATAACTTAACACCTGTCGGTAGCGGTGGCGTGGGCGATGAAGCTGCCTCTAGCCTTTCCTTTACCGTAAATTCCGTTGTAACCGTATCACCTTCGGTTGCGTTCTAACCTAACTACGAAAGGGCAAACAAATGGCTAAACTTAAAATAACAAGGGCAACAGGCGAGGTTACTGAGCATCAGATAACCCCGGCTATTGAGTTTGCCTTTGAAGCGTACAAAGGTAAAGGTTTTCATAAAGCCTTTAGAGATGATGAAAAGCAGTCGGATGTGTTCTGGCTGGCTTACGAGTGTCTAAAGCGCGCATCTGTAACAATTCCATTATTCGGTGCAGATTTCGTTGAAATGCTGGCCAAGGTGGAAGTGTTAGATGATGACCCGGAACGATAGGGCGCGATTCATTTACTTACTTGGTCGCAAGGCTTAGTATCGAATTGCAGATCGCGCCCAATGATTTATTAGCATTAGATAGCAGGATGTTTAAGGCTTTATTGCAAGCGATGAAAGATCGAAATAAGGAGATCAAAAATGCCAGTAGCGGTAAAAGGCGGCATTGAACTTCGCAAAGCCTTAAAGAAATTTACACCTGATCTAGCTAAAGAAACACAGAAAGAAATGGCTAGTTTGCTAAAACCTATTACTACTAAAGCACGAGGCTTTATCCCATCTAGCGCACCGCTATCTGGGTGGGGTAAAGCACCCGTTAATGCTAGATGGTATTGGGATGGCCGAGCTGCTAAAAAAGGCGTAGGTTACAAAACTACGCCAAGCAAGCCTAATCGATCAGGGTTCAGATCCTTAGCGCGTATTCAAAATGCATCTAGGTCTGGCGCAATATATGAAACTGCTGGGCGTAAAAACCCAGGTGGTAATTTTAGCCCACGTTTAGGTACTTTAATTGGCAAAGGCAAAATGGCTGGCCGCGCAATTTTTCGCGCATGGTCAGAGGATAACGGCAAGACTAATGCAGCTGTTATTAAAGCCATTGAAACATCTAAAGATAAATTTAACAAGGCTGTGGGGTATAACTAATGGCCATTGATCCATCAGTAAAGATAGATATAGCCGCTGAATTTACAGGCAAAAAAGCCTTTGATAAAGCAAGCAAGTCCACATCAGGATTAGAAAAAAGCGTAAAGAATTTAGCAAAAACTTTTGGCGTAGCCTTTGGTGCTACTGCTGTAGTTAATTTTGCCAAGTCATCAGCTAAAGCATTTATAGAGGATGATAACGCTGCTAGGTCATTAAGCGTAACAATTAAAAATTTAGGGCTTGCATACGGTAATAACGCAGTTATCGTTAGTGATTTTATAAATAATTTAGAAAAGCAAACAGGCGTGCTTGATGATGAACTGCGCCCGGCCATGGACAGGTTACTCAGGGCAACAGGATCAGTTAGCAAGTCACAAGAATTATTAAACCTATCTTTAGATATTGCGGCAGGTACAGGTAAGACAGTTACCCAGGTGTCACAAAGTTTACAAAAAGCCTACTTAGGGCAAACTGCTGCTATTGGTCGTTTAGGCGTAGGCATATCTAAAGCTGAATTAGCTACAGGCGAGTTTGCAGATATACAAGAAAAATTAACTAAATTATTTTCTGGTCAATCTGCAGCTGCAGCTAACAGTTATGCAGGACAATTAGCCAAGTTACAAGTAGCCGCTAATAACGCTAAAGAAACTATAGGTAAAGGCCTAGTAGATGCTTTAAAATTGCTTGCTAAGGATACAAGCATTGATGATTTAAATAAAGGATTAGAAAAAACATCACAATATGTGGCTGATCTTATTCTTGGAGTCGGCGTATTTATTCAAAAATTAAAAGATATTCCTGTAGCAGGTAAAGCTTTTTCATTACCTTTAGAAGCTTATATTCAAGCAATTCCGGTACTTGGCACATATATAAATCTACTTGCCGATTTGGGTAAAAAGCAGCGTACTTCTGGCTTAACCACGCTGCCTATATCGCCATATTATTTGAAAAAACAAGCTGAGGCTGCGGCTAAAGCTGCTAAAGCTGCTGAGGCTGCTCGCCTAGCTGAGGAAAGAAGAGTCAAGGCTGATGCTGCTGCAAAGTTAGCAGCTGAAAGAAAGGCTACTGCTGCGGCCAAGATAGCAGCTGATAAAAGGGCTGCTGCTGATAAGAAGGCTGCTGCTCAAAAAGCGATATTGGCTAAAGCGGATTCCATGTTTAACATAGAGCAGATTCAGATCGAAGCTGCGTTAAAGGGCAAGATTTCAGATAATGAAAGATTACGCTTGGAATTACAGCGTGCAATTCTTAACGAGGATTTTAAATTAGCCGATGAGTTACAGAAAAAACTCGAGGCATCACAGCGAGCCACGGCAGCTTTACAAAGTCAGCTAAATGCTATTAAGCCAGCAACTAATCCGTTTGATGAGTGGATTAAGTCACTTGAGGAAATTTCGGCTGTTTTAGCTAAGATTCTTGGTACGCCTCTTACGCTTGACCCTGGTCGCAAAGGTGGGGGCATACTTGCTTTAGAACCAGAGGATTTACTTATCCCACCATCATCAGTAACTAAAATTACAGGCGACCCAATTCCTGTTGTAGTTGTTCCAAGTCCAACTCCAATTCCAATTGTAATTCCAGATACAAATATTCCTACGGGTGGTATGGGTACTGGGCCTTTCTATGGTCAGCCACTTCCAGAATATATGCGTAGTTCTGGTAATACTCAGATAACAGTAATAGTTGAAGGCAACGTGTTAGATGGTGATGACTTTACGGAAAAGGTAAACAATGCGCTACTAGATGCTAATAGGACAGGTATGCCTCAAACGCCTGCAGGGTTTTTAATCGGATGACAGTACCAGTTATCAACGCAGTTATTAACTTTTCTACAGGCCCTAGCTTTGCTCAGGCATTTATTATTGGAGAAGGCATACTAGGCACTAATATTCTTGCCGACTCAGCTGCCGTTATTGTTGATGTAAGCAACGTAGTAGATAGCGTAAGCATAAAGCGCGGTCGCAATCCACAGGCAGATGAGTTCCAGACTGGCACAATGACTTTACGCATAATAGATCAAAATGGTGATTTTAACCCACAAAATCCAAGCAGCCCTTATTTTGGCCTACTTGATCCAATGCGTAAGGTATCTATATCGGCTACTTATGGCGGTAGCACCTATGCCATGTTCTCGGGATTTATTACCAGCTACACGACCACTACCCCTAAAAATGCTACCGATGTTGTTTATACAACCATTACAAGCGTTGATGCGCTGCGCTTGGCTCAAAATGCCCAGATCAGCACCGTTACAGGGGCAACAGCAGGCGATCTAAGTGGCACACGCATCAATGAGATACTTGACCAGATTGCTTGGCCAGCATCCATGCGTGACGTAGATGCAGGTTTGACCACTATGCAGGCAGACCCCGGTACAGCTCGTACATCCCTAACCGCATTACAAACTGTTACAAATAGTGAATACGGCGCGTTCTACGTTGATGCATCGGGATCTTTCGTATTTCAAGATCGATCAGTAACTACTGCGAGCATCGGTGGTACGCCTACGGTGTTTAACGATAACGGTACAGATATTAGCTATTTTAATGCTGTCTGGCGATTAGATGACACCCTGGTATTTAACCAGGCTAACGTAAGCCGCACAGGTGGCACAGTTCAAAACGCTACTAACGCAGCTAGTGTCGAAAAGTATTTTGCCCATACTTACAATATTCAGAACTTATTGATGGAGACCGATGCCGTAGCCCTGGACTATGCCCGTGCATACGTTGCCAGCCGTGCCGAGACCAGCGTGCGGTGCGATGCCATCGAGCTAGACTTATATACAGACAATTACAACACAGGCATAATTGCAGCTCTAGATTTAGATTTTTTTGATCCTGTAACTATCACGACAAACCAGCCTGGTAGTTCAACTCTAACAAAAACACTTCAAGTTTTCGGCGTGGCTCATAGCGTTACACCCAATAAATGGCGTACTACCTTTACTACACTTGAACCCATAATTGATGGGTTTATTATTGGTAATGCTAACTATGGAGTTTTAGGACAAAATGTACTTTCATACTAGAGGAGATAAATAAATGGCTACAGGATTCCCAAGCGTTACAGGAGACGTGCTAACTAGCAATATGTTTAATGGCCTTGTTGCCTTTACCCTTAATGCTCAGACTGGCACTACCTATACAGCGGTATCGACCGATCAGTACCAGGTGCTAGTAACGATGAATAACGCAGCTAGTAATACCTTTTCAATTCCGACCGATGCCACGTTAGCCTTTCCAAATGGCACAGCTATAACTGTGCTACAGATTGGCGCAGGCGTAACAACAATTAACGCAGTAACACCCGGTACAACAACGGTTACAAGTGCTGGTGCTGTAAGCGCATCACCTGTTTTAGCGCGTTATAAGGCAGCAGTATGCGTAAAGACAGGCACAAACGCGTGGACAGTTATAGGCGCGGTGGCATAATGATTGGCGCAATCGTTGCTGGTATTACTGGCATTGAAAAAAGAGCTTTTGCTTGTGACTATCTTGTAATCGCAGGTGGTGGCGGCGGCGGTACAAACCGTGGTGGCGGCGGCGGTGCGGGTGGCTTGCGTTGTACAGTCACGGCAACAGGTGGCGGGGGTACTTTAGAAACTGCGCTTACTTTATCTTTCAATACAAACTACACAGTAACTATTGGCGCAGGTGGCCCGGGCGGTACGTCATCTGGTCAAAAAGGCACTAATGGATCAAACAGTATTTTTTCTACAATAACATCTACCGCAGGTGGTGCTGGTGGCGGTAACTCAGCAAATAACACAGGCAATAACGGTGGCTCAGGCGGTGGTGGCGGCATCGTTACATCTGGTGCTGGTGGTACTGGAACTGCCAACCAAGGTTTTGCTGGTGGAACTGGTAGTGCCGTAGGTGGTGCTGGTGGTGGCGGTGGCGCAGGTGTCGCAGGTTCAGCAACCACAACCAATAGCGGCGGTAATGGCGGTGATGGTATTGCTACATCAATTACTGGATCATCTGTCAGCTACGCAGGCGGTGGTGGTGGCGGTGCGGCTGGCGATCCTGGTTCGTCATCTGGCGGCACAGGTGGCGGTGGCGCAGGTGGCCAAGCATCAAGTTGGCCTGGTACTAGAGATGGAACTGTTAATACAGGTTCAGGCGGCGGTGGATCTGGTGAATTTCAAGACACAAACGGCGGCGATGGCGGTTCAGGTGTTGTAATCCTGCGTTATCCGAGCACGCAAACAATTACTATTGGCGCGGGTCTAACAGGTACAGAAAGTGCGGCAAGTGGGGGCTATAAGCGCGCAACTATTACTGCTGGTACTGGAAATGTGAGCTGGATATAATGGCACATTACGCATTTTTAGATGACAACAATGTTGTAACAGAAGTTATTGTGGGCATTGACGAAACAAAATTAATTGAAGGTTTAGACCCTGAAACTTGGTATGGCAATTTTAGAGGCCAGACTTGTAAGCGTACAAGTTATCACGGCAATATACGCAAAAACTATGCTGGCATTGGCTATACCTACGATGCTGTACGCGATGCTTTTATACCTGCCAAATGCCACGACGAAGCTGTGCTAAATGAAACTACTTGCTTATGGAATTGTACAAATGACAGCCATAAGCTATAACGGCTGGCCAGCATCTAAGGATGTTGAGTCAATCCGTATCAAGTCTTACCCGATCAAGGGCAGCAAGGTAAAACTACGCTGTGCCTATTTTGCCGCGCCTATATTGGTTGCCTTTGCTGAGCAGTTTCATGAACTGATCGAGCCGATCGATGGCGGTGCGCTTGACGACTGGGGGTACTGCTACAGAGAAGTACGCCAAGTTCCCGGCAAATTAAGCAATCACGCGTCAGGCAGTGCGATCGACTTGAACGCTAGTCGGCATCCGCTAGGAAAATCTGGCACGTTTCCAGCTGAGAAAGTACCAATGATCCAGGCACTAGCTAAAAAATACGGCTTAGTGTGGGGCGGCGATTATCGTAATCGCAAAGACGAAATGCATTTCGAAATAGCACAAGACCCTATTAAGACAGCCAAATTAATTGAAAAGTTAGGATTAAAATATGCCGACTAGCGCACAAGTAACAGTAACCACTACAGCCACGCTTTTAGTAGCTGCAAATATTATGGATCAGACAGTATGGCTACATAATTTAGGCGGCGGTGCTGTCTATTTAGGCGATGCTAACGTAACTACATCTAATGGTTACAAACTAGATAACGGCGATAAAATGCAAGTGCCTGTAGGAGATCATGAAGGCTTATATGGAATTGCTGCATC